GGCAAGCTCGAGTTCACCCAGGTCCCCACGGCCCCCAGCGCGGCCGACGCCTTCGTCATCGTCTGAGAAAGACCGGACATGCAGATTAGCGAACACGAAGACTATGCGACGATCCAGCTCACAAACGGTCGAGTAGCCCTCATTGACCGTGTGGATGCATCTCGATGTCGACAACACCGGTGGGTGGTCAGCGGTAAGGGATACGTTCAATCGACTGCACCAAGGCGACCGAATGGGAAGCGTGATTCGCCTGTCTACCTTCATCGCTTCGTTTTGGATGCTCAACGGCTGTCTCAGATAGATCATGTCAATGGAGACCGCCTCGACAACAGGCGATCCAATCTCCGGCGCTGCACGATCGGCGATAACAATCACAATCGTCGGGCGAATCGAAGAGGATCGAGTCGCTACAAGGGGGTGTGGTTCAGCACGCGAGATCAATGTTGGGTGGCCGCGATCCGGATCAACGCACGCAAGATCAGCCTCGGAGCATTTCGTTCTGAGTTGGACGCGGCGAAGGCCTACGACCAAGCAGCCGTTGCGGCGTTTGGTCGATTCGCGTGTGTCAATTTCCCCGGCGACTTCCCGGAGGTCGAGGTCCAGTCGGCGAGCCGGGCAGCTTAGGTACTTCCGGTCGAATTCGGCCAATAGACGTTACGCCGTTCGCGCGTCTTTCACACGAGGTCGCCCAAAACACAAAAGTCCGCGCAAAAGTCCGAGCAAAAGTCCGCGCCGCACCGCTCCAATGAATGGCCTTCCTGTCACCCAAAGAGTTCGGAGACAAGCACGGCATCTCCGCCGAGGTCATCCGCAGGTACTGCAAGCGGAAGGATGTGAAGTGGGCGAAGCGCGACGGCCGTCTGTGGATGGTCGACGAGGAGAAGGCCCTCGCCTGGCTCAACGATCCGAAGAACACGTCCAAGATCGCCGCCCGGGCACCGGTGGAGATCCCGGTTCAAACGGCCCCGGTCGCAGCGCCGACGTCGGCCGACCCCATCACCCAGACGATCGCGACCCTGCAGCTGCTCGTTTCGGCGATGGCGGCCACCATGGGCCAGGGCAAGATCAGCCCGCACATCACGCAGATGTTCAAGCAGGTCTCCTCGGAGCTGCGCGACCTGATCACGCTCCAGCGCGAGGAGCGGCAGGCGAACGATCAGCTGATGGAGAAGGAGGAACATCGCATAGTCGTCAACACGCTGGCCCGCCTCGTCGAGCAGGAGGGGTCGGCGCTGAAAATGACCGTGCCCGAGTCCATGATCACCGAACTCTCGAGGGTCGAGGTGGAGTTCGAAGAGCCGAAGAAGGCCATGACCATCATGGCGCAGGTCATGCGCGACGAGTGGGAGAAGTGCCTGGGGCGAATGTCCGACTTCATCCGCGACGCCGTCGAATCGCGCACGCGCAGTCGCCATGCCAAATAGGCGCGGGACGTGGAGAAGGCCCAAGGAGGCACCCCACGCGGCAGGATTCAGCTGCCGGATTTATCGCCCCGCATCGTGCCCATCAATCAGCAAGGCCCAAGGAGAAAGCGGCATGGATGCCACCGAAGAAACCGGACCTATCGCACATCTCCGAGTCGCTGCGGCCGATCGCCAGGTCCATCGATGACCTGACGAGCGACCCCGCGAACGCGAGGACGCACGACCGGAAGAACATCGACGCGATCAAGAGCAGTCTGAAGCGCTTCGGCCAGCGGAAGCCCATCGTCATTCGCCGCAAGGGCTCGATCGTCGAAGCGGGCAACGGGACGCTCGAGGCGGTTCGTGAACTCGCCCAGGAGGATCCCCGCTGGAAAATGATCGCCGTCGTCGATGAGGACGATGACCCGGTCACCGCCGCGGCGTTCGCCATCGCCGACAACCGCAGCGCCGAACTCGCATCATGGGACGAGGATGCGCTCGGCAAGCTGCTGAAGGCGATCGAGGAAGACGGCCAGATCGATCCGAAGATGCTGGGCTTCGACGACGCGGAGATCGCCGAACTGATCCACCGCATCGAGATGGACGGAAAGACAGAGACGGGCGAGGTTCCGGCGCCGCCCGATGATCCGGTCACACAGGCCGGTGACCTGTGGATTCTCGGCAAGCACCGGCTGCTCTGCGGCGACAGCGCCTCGCAGAAGGATGTTGATCGCCTTCTCGATGGGCGGCGCATCCAGCTGGTCAACACGGACCCGCCGTACAACGTGAAGGTCGAGCCGCGCAGCAACAACGCCATCGCGGCCGGCGTGTCATCGTTCGACCAGACCAGCCACGAGCATCATCACCAGAAGTTCGACGCTGCTCGCCGCGGCGGAAAGGTGAAGCCGACCGACAGGAAGATGCGGGCGAAGGACCGGCCGCTCGTGAATGACTTCGTGTCCGAGGACGAGTTCGATCGTCTCCTTCGCGCATGGTTCGGCAACATTGCGCGCGTGCTCGAGCCCGGCCGCTCGTTCTACATCTGGGGCGGTTACGCCAACTGCGCGAACTATCCCCCGGCGCTGAAGGCGTGCGGTCTCTATTTCAGCCAGGCGATCATCTGGCACAAGCAGCATCCCGTGCTCACCCGCAAGGACTTCATGGGGGACCACGAGTGGTGCTTCTACGGCTGGCGTGAAGGCAAGGCGCACGTCTTCCTCGGCCCCAACAACGTGCCCGATGTCTGGCCGATCAAGAAGGTGAACCCGGCGTCGATGGTGCATCTGACCGAAAAACCGGTGGACCTCGCCGCGCGTGCCCTCGAGTACTCATCGCGCGCCGGTGAGAATGTCCTCGACCTGTTCGGCGGCAGCGGTTCCACGCTGATCGCATGCGAGCAGATGGAGCGCCGCGCACACCTGATGGAGATCGACCCGGCGTACTGCGACGTCATCGTCGAGCGCTGGGAGAAGTTCACCGGCCGCAAGGCCGAGCGGAGGTCCAATGGCGAAGAGGCGGAAGAAGCCGAATCAGCCACCGCCGCGGGATGACCCCGCGGCGGCGGCAAAGGCGCTGATGGCGACGCGCATTCGAGACTGCGCGATGCTGCTCTATTCGCCCGAGGACACCGCGATTGAACTCGAGATGACGCTCGAGGCGTTCGAGTCGATGCTCGCCGACCCCACGTATGGCGATGCGTGGGCCAACGGCCGCCTCGCAGTGAAGAAGAGCGCGTACACCGCACTGATTGCTGCCGTGCGCAAGGGCGACGTTCCCGCGATTCGCCTGGCTCTCAAACTCGCAGAGGCGAACCCGACGCCGACCGAAGATGCATCGCGTGCCGGCGCGGATGATCAGCCGCTGCGGTTTGCCGGTGCCTTCGAGAACGAACTTGCCGAGGAGCTTCGGAAGCGCGCGGGAGGCGGCGCGGCATGATGCTCATCCCCGATGAGATCATCGATGATCCGGTCCTGCTCGACGTCGCAGAGATCTGGGAGCCCCGCGATCGCATGATGCCCAGCGAGTGGGCTGAGCGCGAGCGCGAACTCAACCCGGACTGCACACCACAGGCAGGGAGATGGCGAAACGACTACCTGCCGTGGATCATCCCGATGATCGATGCCTTCATCCTCGAGCCGCTCAAGCTCGGCATCGTGGTGATGAAATACGCGCAGGCGGGCATCTCCGACCTCTTCATCACGCTGCTCGGGTACCTCTATGACTTCGAGCCCGGGCCGGTCATCTTCGTCTGCTCGAGGAAGGACCAGGCCCGCAAGTTCGGGCTCGAGCGATTCGACTACATGATCGATCACAGCCCGGCGCTCCGAAAGAAGTTCCGCCGCGGCAAGGCCAACAACGAGACGCTGTACTACAAGGAGGCTGAGGGCGGGCCGCTGATGCTCGCGGGGTCAGGATCCGCGAACGAGTTCATCTCGAACCCGGCTCGCTACGGAGCGGTCGATGAACTCGACGACGTCGGCGTGATTCCCGGCCACGGCGATGCCTGGCACGTGCTCGAGAAGCGTCTCGGCGAATACAAGACGCGCGTGCGCTGCGGCCTTTTCGGCTGGGCACACCCCGGTATCCCCGGACATGGCATCGCGAAGATCTTCAAGGATGACAGTGATCAGCGCGAATGGACGTTCGACTGTCCGCACTGCGAGGGCCCCATCTCACCGGACTGGGACATCAACGTCCGAATCGATGAGAACGATCCGGAGACGGCGGTCTTCGTCTGTCAGCACTGCGGATGCGAGATCTCCGATGCGCAGCGCTGGCGTGCCACGCGCGCCGGTCGCTTCGAGAGTCAGCTGCCCCCCGAGGAAGCGCGTAAGCGCCGCTACATCGGGTTCCACGTTTCCAAGCTGTGTCACCCCCGCATCACCGTGCTCGAGTTGGCGGTGACGTTCTGTGCGTGCACGACCGAGCCGCAGCTGAAGGTCTTCTACAACAAGGACATGGGGAAGCCCTATCTGCCCGCCTCATTCATGCTGACCGAGGAGATGATCCGGCAGCGCGAGCGTGAGATCGGCCGGCGGCGCATCCCCGAGGACACCTTCGTCATCACCTGCGGCGTCGATGTCCAGAAGCCGAAGCAGAATCCGACGCTCTACTTCGTGGTGTCGGCGTGGACCGTGCGCGGCACCGAGGTCGTGATCGAGTACGGCCGCGTGCAGGGCTGGTCGATCCTCGATGTTCTGCTGCGCGAGTTCCACGCGACCGCGCCGAGCGATCGCGAGATGCGGATCGCGCTGTGCATGATCGACCACGGCTACGAGACGAAGCAGGTGTACAGCTTCTGTCGGCAGGATCATGCCGGCGTGCCGTGCCTGCCGTACAAACACACGCCCGGCGTCAAGGAAGATGCGCCCACGCGTGCGAAGACCACAGTTGATCCGCTACGGCCGGAACTCGGCGCCCTGTCGCGCATCGAGACATGCCGCACCTACTGGATGGAGAGGGCGCTCGGGCGTTTCCCGGTCGATCTCGACGAGGTCAACGCGGGCGGCATCATCCTTCCGCACGGCGTCGATGACGAGTTCGTGAATCACTGCCTCGCGAACATCCGCTCCGAGGAACTCGATGAGCATGGCCATCCGGTGGTCGAGTACATCAAGGAGGTCAACCGCCGCGACGACTGGCTGCAGTGCCTCGTGGCGGCTGAGATCGGCGCGGTCGCGAAGGGCCTCGATCGGCAGCACAAGGCGATCCCCACCGCACCGCCGAAGCGCCAGAAGGAAATCGCGGAGGGCCTGGTCGAACCGGAGAGCATGACACGGCAGCGGGCGCGGACGGAAATCTACCGCGGTCAGCGGCGGTCGCATCGTGAACGGAAGGTGTGGTGATGGCCGAGCAGATCATCGAGCCCATCCGATGCGATCATTGCGGGAGCCCTTTCCACCAGGTCTATTCGACGCGAAGACTCGAAGCTGAGGGCCTGCGGGCCCAGTACCGCATCTGCAATCACTGCGGCCTCACGTTCGTCACGTACCAGCGCCTGATTCCGGATGAGGACCGCCATCGCTACGAGAAAAAAAGCGCGTGAAAATCCCACGATTTGCTACGGCGTAGCAAAGCGCCGCTTGAACGAGCGACGTACCACCGTACAACGCACGCATGGCATGGACCGCCAGCGACATCGCCGCAGTGGAAGCGGCCATTCGGGCGTTGATCGACGGCTCGCCCGTCCAGAGCTATGCCCTCGCTGACGGCCGCAACGTGGCCTACATCTCCCTCGATGACCTCCGCAAGCTCCGTTCCGAGATGCGTCGCGAGGTCGAGGCGGCCACTTCCGGCGGCCTGCCCCTCCAGTACATCGTTCCGGAGCGCAGCCGATGACCGTAAGGGCACCGTCCATCCCGGTCGGGTACGTCAAGACGCGCAGCGGTCTCATCGCCCCGTACGAGTCGCTCAAGCAGATCAATGATCAGCAGCGGCGCCACCGCATCAGTTTCGAGAGCGCCGATGACATCCGGCGCACCGAATCGTGGCTGCATCCGAGCATCGATCCGATCAGCCTCATCGGCACGTATCAGCCCAAGCTCCGCGACCGGGCACGCGATCTGGCACGCAATGCGCCGTGGATGCAGGGCTTCATCATCACGTGGAAGAAGAACGCGGTCGGCGCTGGCTTCAATCTCATCGCCAATCCGTCGAAGGATGAACTGGGCGAGGAGAAGGATGAGGAACTCGCGAAGCTGATCGAACTGACGTGGAAGCGCTGGCGGCGCGGCGTTGATGTCAGCCGCCGCGAATCGCTCGCGATGTTCATGCGCCTCGCCGAGGCGGAATACGCTGAGGTCGGCGAGTACTTCATCCACAAGAAGGTGCGCCGAGACGGCCGCCCAGTGCCGCTCGCGCTCGAACTCCTCCCGACGGAGCGACTCGATCCCACGTTCAACCGACCGTCCACGACGGACCGATTCACCGGCCGCCGGACGAACCGAATCTCGAACGGCATCGAGTTCGACAAGGACGGCGCTCGCATCGCGTATCACTTCGACCCGATCGACGACTACGGCGTCGTCAATCCGCTGGGCGAGAAGATCCGCGTTCCCGCGGATGAGATCTGTCACCGGTACCTGAAGCTCCGCGCTGGTCAGGAACGCGGCGTCCCGCCCGCGTTTGCAGCGCTACTCCTCCTTCGCGATGTCGACAGCGGCATCGAGTACGAACTCGAGGCATGGCAGGGTCAGTCGCGGTTCGTGGGCTCGATCCATCACAAGAACGCGGGGCTGATCCCGACCACGCAGGAGCGCGACCCGATTGATGAACGCCCGATCCACCGGGTTGCCGGCGCGGCGCTGCTCGACCTCGACACAGAGGAGCAGATCAAGTTCGCCGAGCCGACACATCCCAATCCGAAGCTCGATTCGTTCATGACGTTCGCAGCGCGCACGTTCGGTGTGTCGGTCGGCTTCTCGTATGAGGCGATGACCGGCGACTACTCGAAGGTCAACTTCGCATCGGGCCGCCTCGGCCACCTTGGCGACCGCAAGACGCTGCGATGTGCGCACGAAGAGATCGACCAGGTGTGCCTGCGATCGATTTACAGCGACTTCTTCTGGCTCGGCCTCGAGCGGTTCAAGGTCCGCGTGACGGACTTCCTGATGGACCCGGATCGATACCTCGAGCACTCGTGGATTTACCCTGGCTTCGAGCATCACGATCCCGGCAAGGAAGTCGTCGCGGCCGGCGTCCGCATCCTGCTCGGCCTGAGCACGCGCGCTGAAGAGTGCGCAGCGCTCGGCAAGGACTGGGAGGAGATCGCTGACCAGCTGGAGCGAGAGATCGCCAAGTACAACGAGAAGGGCATCCCGATCGTCACGGTGGGCGGCTCGTCGCAGATCACCGGGCGCGGCAACAGCGGATTCGACGAAGAGGACGCGGAGCAGGAGGACGAGGAGGAGGGCGAGAAGAAGAGCCGCGTCGCGACGGTGCAGTTCGATCGCAACGTTCTCACCGCGCTCATCGCATCGGCAGTGCAAGGAGGGGATGACGATGCCTGAGTTGCTGTGGATGATCCAGGAGGGCGTTCTCGACGGATGCATCCAGCAGATGCTGGCGGGAGCGCCCGGACTTCCCTCGATCGGCGGCCGCTTCCCCGCTGCGGATGTCATCGCGCGCATGGGCGATGATGAATCGACCCAGCTGTACCGCAAGGCCGGGGATATCGCGCTCATCAACGTGTCCGGTCCGCTCACGAAGCAACACGACATCTTCTCGCGGTGGCTGGGCGGCAGTTCCCTCCTCGACATTCGCGCGGCTGTGCAGGCGGCCGCCGCGGACGAATCGGTCAGCGCGATCCTGATGCGCATCTATTCCCCCGGTGGCACCGTTGCGGGCACGTGCGACTGCGGCGATGCGATCTTCGCAGCACGCCAGAAGAAGCCGGTGTGGGCGTACATCGAGGACCTGGGCGCGTCAGGGGCTTACTGGCTGTCGAGTCAGGCAACGCGCGTGATTGCGAACCCGACTGCAGTTGTCGGCTCGATCGGCACCTACATCGTGCTGCATGACTTCTCCAAGGCGCTCACCGAAGCGGGCATCAAGACGCTCGTCGTGCGCGCTGGTGAGTTCAAGGGCGCTGGCTCATTCGGTGCCGAGATCACCGAAGAGCAGATCAAAGAGTTTCAGAACATCACGAACAACCTCAACGAGCACTTCCTCGCGGCAGTTGCACGCGGCCGCAACATGAACATCACCGACGTTCGCAAGATTGCCGACGGCCGCGTGCACATCGGCGAGAAGGCGATGGCCATCGGTCTCATCGACGGCGTCGGCACACTCGACAGCACGATCGCTCAACTGCGCAGCGCCGCATCGCCGTCGCGCTCCGCGCGGGTTTCACATACACCGACCACCTCCACACCGCTCCAGGATGGAGAACCGAACATGAAGTTCAACAAGCATCAGATGGCCCTCATGATGTCATGGGGGCTCGCGGCGGATGCAGACGCCAAGGCGGCCCTCGAGTACTACCAGAAACTCGAGGCGGCGCAGAAGACGCTCATCGATGACCTCGCGAGTTTTCAGGGGCCGCCGCCCCAGGCGAATCCCACGCCCCCTCAGCGCCCTCGCGAACAGTCATCCCGTCGAAGCGACGATGACGACGATCCGCCCAGTACGCCGGATGTGAACGCCGTGGTTGAGCAGGCGCTCGCCCGTGATTCGCAGCGCCGCAGCGACATTCGCGCACTCTTCCAGCGCTTCGAATCGCGCGGCTACGAACTCAGCGCCCTTCGCGACCAGCTCGTCGAAGACCGCAGCTGCACGGTCGAGCAGGCGCGTGAGAAGCTCCTCGCCCATATCGAGGAGAATCAGCCGCGCGTCACGACCGGCGGCGTCACAGTCGGCCCGTCTCAGCGCGACAAGTTTCTCACGCTTGCGGATTCGGGACTGCTCATTCGCGCTGGCATCGAGTCCGAGTACGTCTACGACCACTCGACCCATCGACTGCGTCACGATGCCGCGGCTGCGCAGCAGGCGCGACGGGACGCCGAGGCGAACGGCCTCGCCGTGGGCCTGCAGGGGCTCGCGAAGCACTGCCTCGCGATGAACGGCGTGCGCGGCGCGTGGCAGATGGAGGGCGAAGACCTCTACGCCGCGGTCGCGTCGGCCGGCGCGTTCAACATGTCGACGAGCGACTTCCCGCTCATCCTCGAAGCATCGGCCAACAAGATGCTGCAGCGGGCCTACGAGCACGCGCCGACGACGTTCCAGGTGTGGGCGGGCGAGGGCAGCGTGAAGAACTTCAACACGCACAAGAAGCTTCGCTTCAGCGAGGCCCCGCTCCTCCGCAAGCGGCTCGAGGGCGCCCCGGCGCAGCATGGGTACTTCTCGGAAGAGCGAGAGACGTTCTCGGCTGATGAGTTCGCCCTCGCCATCGGCTTCACTCGCCGCATGATGGTCAACGATGACCTGAATGCCGTTGTCGACATGGTCTCGTCGCTCGGCGAGGGCGTGAAGTTCACGATCGAGGATGAACTGTGGACCAACACGATGGCGCTGAACTCGTATCTCGGCCCGACCATGGGCGACGGCGTCACTCTGTTCCACACCGCGAGCCACGGCAACAACGCCGGTTCCGGCGCGGTGCCGTCTCAGGACACGCTCAAGACGGGCATCATCTCGATGGCGTCGATCACCGGATTCGGCCAGGACGGCACGAAGGTGACGATCGCCAACCTGCCGAAGTTCTTCCTCGGCTCGATGACGGATGCGCTGCTCGCGGAGGCGGTCATCAACGCGCAATTCGCCAACGATGACGATCGTCGCTCGCCGCAGCACTCGAAGATTCGTCAGCTGGTGCCCGTCGATGTGCCTCACCTGACGGTGAACGGCGAGCGCGACTGGTACCTGACCGGTCCGAAGGAGCGCAGCCCCGTCCAGGTCTCGTACCTCAACGGCAACAAGTCGCCGCGGCTGCGGCGCATCGAAGGCACCACGGTCGCTGGCATCCAGTACGTGCTCGAGTTCGACGTCGGCGTTGACGCGGTCGACTGGCGTCGTGGCTACCGCAACCCCGGTGCCTGATTGGTCCTCGTTGGGAGGCGAGCGTCGTTTCATCTTGGAGCGGTGTGCGGCGCTCGCTTCTTTCCTGACCTTCTCTTGCTCTTCATCACACGAAGGGATTCGACATGAAAAAGATGATCCACTCAGCGCCCGACTCATTCGTCGTCAGTCTGACGAACGGATCAGGCGCAGACGTCGCTGTCGGCATGCCGATCGAGTATGCCGGCGGCTTCCTGATCGCACAGAACGCGATCGCCGACGGCGCGGAAGGCGTCGGCCATGCGAACGTGGTCGTGACGCTGACTGCTCTGACCACCGATGTGTGGGCTGATGGCGACGACATCTACTGGGACGCGACCAACAGCCGTCTCACCGACACCGCCCTCGGCAACAAGCGCATCGGCCAGGCCCGCGGCGCGAAGGCCAACGGCGAAACCACGGCTGATGTGTTCGTGCCGACGCCGCTGGGCTTGGACGTTGACCCCGTCGCCGTCAAGATTGCGGATTACACCGTGCTCGCATCCGAGAGCGGCAAGACGTTCTCGACGGACGGCGCGGCAGGCGCGGTCGTTTTCGCGCTTCCCGCGGCCACACCCGGCCTCAAGTACGACTTCTACGTCGGCGCGGCTCAGGAACTGCGCATCGATCCGAACGGCTCTGAGCAGATCTCTCTGCCCTCAACCGGCGTTCCCGGCGCAGCGGGCAAGTACCTGACCGCGAACGCTGTGGGCGAGACCGTCTCGCTCAAATGCGTCGAGGCGGGTGTCTGGGCCGTCTTCGGATTCACCGGCACCTGGACCGCTGAAGCGTAATGACGTTCCGAGAGCGCATCGCGGCCGACTTCAACAGCGTCTTCCTCAACGAAGAGGAGTTCGCCGAGGAGATCACCTACGAAGGCACCGCGATGAAGGCGCTTCTCGAAGACGTCATCGACATGGAAACGCGGCGCGTGATCACGAGTCAGCAGTACATCACGATCAGTTCCGACGCGGACGTCGGTGTGGCCGAGCCACTATCCGGCCACACCGGCGTTGCGCGCGGGCGCACTTTTCGCGTGAGCGAAGTGATGTCTGATGGTGTGAGCATGCACCGCCTTCTCGTTGACCTCGGAGCCCCCGCGTGATCGACACGATCGCCGACAAGCTGATGGAGGAGATCAAGACGCTCCTGGCGTCGATCGAGAATCCACCGGGTGTGCCGGATCACACGGAACCGCCATCGGACAAGATGTTCCAGAGCGTCGTCGAGGCCGGGCAGGTATTCAACAAGACGAAGATGCCGACGTGCATCGCTGCATTCGCGCCCGAAACGGCGGATCGCGTCACCAACTGCCACGAGGAAGATCGTGTCGAGCTCGAAGTCGAGGTGCTCATTCAGATGCCCGTCTCGCCGCATCCGCAGGCCGGCAACGCGGGCAAGTGGCACCGTTCGGTCCTCGGTGAGATGAAACTGGCGTTCGCAAACACGACGCTCGGGGGATTCGCGAAGTACGTCGAGTACGCAGGCGGAGGTCTCGAACTCATCCCCCAAGACACCAACAACCCACCCGCCTCATTCGGATTCATCGCGAAGTGGCGGATTCATTTCAGACACCAGATCGAGGATCCAACCTCGAAGTAAAGGAGACCACGATGGAGTATCGCAACAAGACGCATGAGTTCCTCGCCGCGACGCTCTCAGCGCTCGGCAGTCTGCTCGCTGCATCGCAGATCGATTCGAAGCAGTGCCTCACGCTCATCGACAAGGCCATCACGAAGGTCGATGATGCGATCGGCATTCGCGAGGAGCGTGCGGTGCACGGTGATAGACTCGTCGATCCCGGCGCGCTGGGCAAGGTCGTCACGCAGTGCCGCACTCACCTGAAGGACGATCGCATCTACGAACTCCGGGCGTGCCTGATCGAGGCCGAAGCCGATCTCTTTCCGGTTGAAGGGAAGGCAGCAAACGCCGCGGTCGGCCTCAAACTCGCGGGCACTGCCGGTGCCGACCGCGAAGTCGACGAGAACGGGGGCGAGGGCGACGGTGAGGTTGAACTCGAGGCGCTCACCAAGGGGCAGCTGCTCAACTTCATCACCGAGAATCAGCTGGACGTCGTCCCGCCCGCGAACGCGAAGAAGCAGGACCTCATCGACCTGATCAAGGAAGCGCTCACGCTGAAGGCAGCGAACGCCGCGGCGGATGCTCTCGACCTTTGACCGCTTCCGTTTCCGGGCCTCGTTCGACACCGCTCCACACGCAGAAAGGTCAGGTGAGTCATGGCTGAACGCAGACCAAAGATGACGCAGTTCCTCTTCGAGATCGAAGGGGCCGAGGGTACGCCTGAAACGCTCGCCGCCGCCGATGTCTATCCGCATGCGGAAGAGGTCTCGATGACGTACGGCGTCGAGAAGAACAAGCCGAATCCTCAGCGCGGGTATCTCGGGCGCGGGCGCGTGGTTGCGGGGAAGAAGTCGGGCACGTGCAACGTGCGTCTGCCCGTCGTGGCCGGCGTTGACGCGGCGACCGTTCCGATCTTCGACAAACAGGTCCGCTGCATGGGCCACGTCGCGATGGTGCTCAACACGATCGTCCTGGCGGGCGCTCCGACCGGCACATTCCGCGCTGGCGAGCGCATCACCGCATCGAGCGGCACCAAGGTCGGCATGTTCGTGCGGATGGTCGACTCGACGACGGTGGTGTACGCGAAGGTGTCGGGCTCGGATTTCGGCACCGGCGAAACCATCACCGGCGCTATCAGCGGCGCGACCGCGAGCACGCACGGGTCCGATCCCGACATCACGCAGGTGGGGACCGCGTACCGGCCCATCTCATCGAGCATTCCCAGCGGCACTGCCGCGGTCATCGAGGAAGGCATCCGCAAACGGCTCTTCGGTTCACGGGGCGACGGCGCTGTTGAGACGGAGGGCGTCGGGCAGATCCTCTATCTCCGGAGCGAATTCATGGGCGGCGCTGACAAGCCCGTCGATCAGGCGCTCCTGACCGGCGTGACCAAGCCCGCGATCGACTACATCGCCCTCGTCGGCGCGACGGTCACCGCGGAGGGGAGTTCACTCTGCATCGGCCGATTCGCGCTGAACTTCGGCAACTCGGTGAACGAGAAGCAGTGCGCGACTGCTGCCGGCGGCGTGAAGGGCGCCCGCATCGGTGACCGCGAGCCGACGATCGCGATCGATCCCGAGGCGACGGTGGAGTCGGACATCGACTTCTTCAACAACTTCGATGCGGACACCGAGTTCGCGTTCTACGCCGCATTCGGCAACAGCACGATCGGTGAAGTCGTCGTCGCGGCCGCGAAGGCGCAGTACCAGGAACTCGGCGATGGCGAGCGCGACGAGGCGCGCACGCACGAAGCGGTCCTGTCGCTCGAGCCGGATCAGGGGGATGACGAGTACATCATCGCCTGCATCGCGTGATAGCAGGTGTCCAATCAACGAGGAGGTTTCGCATGGCAGTTGCAACGCGGGTCGGTCGGACGGAACGCTACATCCTCAGGGAGGATCGGAACTCGCCTGAGGACCAGCAGACGGTGTTTCATCTCAAGCAGCTCAACGCGCGCGTGCGCTCGATGATCCAGGATGACTCGTTCGATGTGTCAGTCACGGACGAGGATGGCGAAGTGCGAGCGCGCTTCGGTTCGACGCTCTACAACGCGGTCAGGTTCGGCGTCGAGGGCTTCGACAACCTTCGCGACCCCGACAACCCGAGTCAGTGCGTCGAGTGCAAGAAGATGCGTTGGCGTGGTCAGGATGCACTCGACGGCGAGACGATGGACTATCTCGCGGGGTTCATCAACGAACTCGGATCACGCATCATCGCCCTGAACAAGATCGACCAGGACGACGAGGGAAACTCACGATCCTCGCCCGGATCTTCGCCGGGCGGGTGAGCGGCCACCTCGAGGAGTACAAGCGCCCGCGGCGGTGCCTCGAATGCATCGCGAACCCGCCAAAGCCCGGAGGCGTGTGTCCTGAATGCCGCAACACGAAGGAAGTGCACGATGAGATACCCGCCGCCGACCTCTTCACTCCCGCCATCGTCGACTTCACGCGGGCGTTTCGCGCGTATCACACGCACGGCGTGCTGCCGGAGAGCGGAGGGCTCAACGATCAGGCCGCCACGTTCGTCGACGCCGTGCACTTCGTTGAGACGCTGATGGATCAGTATCACGAGGATGATCGGCCGAAGCCAAAGGGCAGGAAGCACGGACGCTGAAGCATGGCATTCGCGAACAAGCGCAACAAGGTAATCTCGATCACGATGAAGGGCGATGACAAGCTGTCACCCGCCCTTCGCGTGGCGATTCGCACTGTGCGCGCGTTCCGTCTCGCCGCCACGACCTCCCTCAACGCCGTGCGCCGCGTTGCTCAACTGGTCGGCACCGCGTTCAAGGTGATGCTCGGCCCGCTCGGCCTCGTGACGACGGCGCTGAGTGCGTTCTCAGGAGTTGCGCTCTTCCGGCTCATCCGCTCTTCCGGCGAGGCCGGAGACGAAGTGGCGAAGATGAGTAAGCGGTTCGGAGTGGCGGTGGAAACGCTCTCTGCGTACCGGCTCGCATCTGAGTTGTCGGGGAGTTCGATCGAGTCGATCGCCCGCGGCTTGAAGACGCTGGCGAAGAACGTGAACGACTTCGACCAGGGCATGGGTGAGGCCAAGGACACCTTCGAGGCCCTCGGCATCAACGTCCGGACGAGCGACGGCCATCTGCGCGATCTCGACAGCATCATGCTCGACATCGCGGACCGCTTCTCCCGCTTCGATGACGAGACGCGCAAGGCCGCATTTGCGCAGGAGCTCTTCGGCCGGGCCGGCGCGGACCTGGTGCCGCTTCTCGAGGAAGGCAGCGACGGCATCCGCGCTCTGATGCACGAGGCCCGCGAGCTCGGCGTCGTGTTCACTGAAGAGCAGGCGCACATCGCCGAGGAGTACATGGACTCGCTCGATCGCCTCAAGCACTCGTTTGCAGGCGTTCGCAACATCGTGGCGCTCGAACTGATGCCCGCGCTGACGCAAGGGCTGAATGCATTCGCGCGGTTCATCGCCTCGAACAGGGAGTCGATCCGAAGCTGGGCGGGCGAGGTTGCGCGCAACGTGGCGCGGGCGGCGCTCGCGATCAAGGCATTCGGGAAACTGCTCATCGACCTCGTGAGAGATCCGCAGCAGCGCGAGACGCTCGGCCACGTGCTCGAGATTCTCGGCGATGCGGGGCTGGACATGCTGAAGGCGTCGCTCGCCGCCGGCGTCCGGACGCTCGGCGGCTTCATTCAGGCGATCATGAAGCCGCTGGTGCTCGCGGCCGGGTTACTCGGCCAGAAGATCGGTGAGCAGATCTGGGAGGGAATCAAGGATCCGTTCACGACATCAAAGTCGGAGCACCTCGCTGAGCTCGAGTCCGAGATCGCTGCCATCACGCGTCGGCTTGAACTGGGCTTCATGGGTCAGACGATCGCGCTTGATGCGAGCGGGCGGGGCGAGGGTCTCATCTCGCCGTCGCAGCTGCAGGCCCGGCTGCAGGAACTCCGCACGGAAGCGAAGCGGCTCCGGATGGAGATCGAGAACGAACTCGAAGCGTCGACGCGTGCATCGCGCGCATTCATGGGCGAACTGTTCGGTGAGGGCGCACGATCCATCATGAAGGGTGCAGGGGCGATCGGTGAGGCAGCCGCTCAGTTCGGTGAAGATGCGAAGGCCGCACTCGCGAACGTGCGCAGCGAGCTGGAGAAACTCGGTGATGCGAGCCCGCTTGTCAAGACGCTCATCGACGATCTGAACGCGATCGACCAGCAGGTGTCAGACCTGTTCGGCGACGGGCCGCAGCGCGGCAGCGGCATGGACACGACGACATCCTCCGTGCGTGAGTTCACGTTTGAACTCAACGAGATGAACCCCGCCCTCGAGAAGTCGGGCGGCCTGTTCGGGAACATGATCGAGCAGGCGATCGAGTTCGCCAACCGCGTCAACGAGGCGAAGGAAACGCTCTCGGAGATGCGGACCGAGGCCATCCATACGTTCGAAATCGCGAATGCGTCCGGGCTGTTCGGCCGCGGCGGTGAGATGCAACTGGCGATCGCTGAGTTCAACCGCGCCACCGCCGAGATCATCCGCGACAAGGAACGCCAGATCGCTGAGCTGGAGCGGCTCAGCCGCGAGCGGCTCATCTCCGAGGAGGAACTCGCCAACCACCGCGTGATCCTCGAGATGACGGCGAACGCGCAAATCGAAGCGCTGCAGCGCGAGCACAACCAGCGTCTGCGAGAGTTGAACGGCTCATTCTTCGAGGGGTTTACAGACGAATCACGGCGGTTCCTCGACACGATGTCGCACGAGTACGCGAACGGCGCTGAGGCCTTCGCTTCGCTGTTCGGCACGATCAGTTCCGGGTTCGACTCCGTCGCGGACAGCATCATCGAGAACAACGGTGAGATCGGCGACTCCTTCGACGACATGGGCAAGCAGATTCTGAAGGTGCTCGCGAAGATCCTCGCCCAGCAGGCGGCGCTCGCGGTGCTCGGCGGCTTCGGATTCACGGACTCTACCGGCGGGCTGATCGGCAGCAGGGGCCTCTTCAGCTTCCTCTTCGAGAAGGGCGGCATCATGACGCCCGAGGGACCGCTGCCACTGCGCCGCTACGACCGCGGCGGCATCGCCAGGTCTCCGCAGGTTGCGCTCTTCGGCGAAGGCGATCGTGCCGAGGCATACGTGCCCCTGCCCGACGGCCGTCACATCCCGGTCCGCATGCAGGGCGGCGGCGACGTCACGATCATCAACAACAGCTGGACCATCAAGGCCCTCGACGGCGCGGATGTGAAGAGCGTGCTGACGCGAGAGCGCGACACCGTTGAAGAGATCGTCGCGGACAAATACGCTCGCTCGCGCAACTACAGGGAGCGCCTGCGCCGATGAGCGTGCCTGACCGCCCATTCGTGCAGATGCTCGTCCTCTACGTCTCGGGGAAGATGGTGATTGCCGGCGACAAGTACCGCTCCGCGGGCGGCGAGACGCACACGACGACGGGCGTGCAGCTGCGCGATTCGAGCGGATCAACTGTGCACGACGATCAGACGCTGCCGGCAGACCGGCGCCACACCATCACCGGGCTCACGCTTACTCCCGGCGAGGTCTACTCCGCGCGCATGCGATACGAGAACAGCGCGGGGTGGGGGCCCTATTCGCCGTGGTACGCCGAGCGCGTTCCCTTCGAACTGAACTACACCGAGGCGAGCGTACCGGCGCTGCCTGGCGACGGCGGGGCGCTTCCACACGCCCCATCGTTCCCCCAGGCGGTGCCGGTGCTTCGCTCGGTTCACGATCGGCTCGTCGATTCCGGGCAGTCGCACAGGCGGCCGGCGTCGCTGCAGGCGATCAGACGCGCCGAGCTCATCTGGGAGCACTTGACGGAAAGTGAGAAGGACACCCTTGTCGCATTCATCGAAGCGCGCATCGAAGCGGCCGAAGCGTTCACAGACTCGACCGAAGCTCTCGGATCGAATGCGTGGCTGGCTGAGGCGGGCACGATCCACATTGAACTCGGAACACGAGCGACCTGGACGGTGAGCGTGCAGGCGCTGGAGGTCGTGCTCACATCATGAGACAGATCCCCGCCCATTTCTGGCGCGGCCTCAACGCACTGCGTGATACGCAGCCGTTCCTGTGGCTCTACACCATCGAGACGGGCAGTGATGACGAGGCCCTCCATCTTGTGAAGAATCCTGAGCCGATCACGTGGAACGGCGCCACCTACAAACCGTGGCCCATCTCGATCGGAGAGATCAGCGAATCCGGCGAAGGTGAAGTGGTCTCGACCACGCTGACGATCGCCAACATCGGCGGCATCGTCACGACGTACCTTGAAGCAGCATCGCTGCGGCAGGCGCAGGTCACCACGATCATCGTGTATGCACGCGACATGGTTTTGACTGAGTCGGTGCGGTTCCGGTGGGCGATTCGCGCGGCGAAGGAGACGCCCCCTGCGGTCGCCATTCAACTCGGCCTCCCTGACTTCTACGAACTCCCGTTCCCGCGGCGTCGGTTCATCCGGGCCAACGGATTCCCGAACATCCCCAAACGTCTGCGATGATGTCGACCGCGCCCAATCTCGAGGAATGGATCGGCATCCCCTATGCCGGGTGCAACTGCCTCGCGCTGCTGGGGCGGTTCTACGAGCAGGTGCTCAGGCGGCCGTTCCCTTACCCCGTGCACGAATCATCGATGGAGCACTGGTCGCGTCACTGGCGGGCAACTGCTGAGCCAGTCTATGGCTCTCTCATCCACATGCGATTCGGCCTCGCATCACACATCGGCGTGTACGTCGATCGCGGCCGCGTGCTGCACACTCGCGCCCGCACGGGATCGATCCTCACACCGCTTTCTGTCCTTCGCCCGTTCATTCACGGCTTCTACGAGCTTCGGTCATGATCGACCTGGTGATCGTCGACAACCCGTTCTGCAAAGAGAATCGCCAGCGCTGCCGGGTGGATGCCTCGTCGCTCGGAGATCTCCAGCAGATGGTGCCGGAACTCTCAGCGCCCGGGCATTGGCTCTACTCGCGCTTCGGCCGCATGATCGACGCTGATGCACCGATCGAGGACGGCGATGAGCTCGTGGCGGTGTGCTTCCCGGAGGCCCCGATTGCCGGCGTGCTGATCGCGACGCTGGTGTCGGGCCTGCTCTCGCTCGGCGCATCGTTCCTGATCGGCGCGCTTTTTGGTCAGGAGGATGAGCCCGAGGACCGCAGCAGCCCGGTGTATTCATTCGGCGGCATCCAGAACACGATCCCGCCCGGCTCGCCGGTTCCGATCATCTACGGGGAGCACCGCGTGGGCGGCCAGATCATCGCGCTGTGGAAGGAATCGGACAACGCAACGATCACGCAGTACCTCTACATGCTCATCGCCCTCGCTGAGGGCCCGGTGAATCAGATCGGCGCGTACTTCGAGGACAAGGACAACCTCGGATCAGTCACGATCTTCGGCGATGACTTCTCGATCGATCGCAGCGACCTGGCGCGCAGCCCGGACTGGACGCGCGACTGGGGCTCGCTCGGCACCGTCATTGTCACAAGTGACCAGGCCCAGCACGCGGTCGGCGGCAGCGCCGGATACATCCTCACGAACGCGTACGGCCAGACGAAGGACAACATCTTCGCCGAGGCCGACTTCGACACGTTCGGAGCGACTTCGTTCATGGGCATCGGCATCAACGCGGCCGACGTCGACAACTACTTCGTCGCGAGGTACGCATCCTCCACATCGATCGAGCTGGTCGAGCGTATCGGCGCATCGGAGACCGTCCTGCACACCGAGGGTTCGCTCACACTCCCGGTCCGCGTGCAGATCAGACGCCTGGACGGCAAGATCCGCATGAAGATCGACGGCACGACGGTTTACAACGAGGACATCTCCGCAGGCGCGGAGAGCAACCTGAACTCGACCGATCTCGGCATCATCACATCGGGCGCGGGGACCGGAAGCGAACTCGGCGAGTTCGACGGCGGGCCCGCGAACACGGAGGGAACGCTGCCGGCGGGCATGCTCATCAACGGGCTGCCGGCTGAAACGTTCAACAACATCACCGCGTGGATTCGCATGGGCCGAAGCGAGCAGGAGGCCATCCCCGGCTTCGACCAGAAGATTCAGCACTTCGGCGTCGACATCCTCATCACGACCGATTACATCATCTACGAAGCGCAGGAGACGGACACTGAGGAGTTCCATCTGAACCTGCGTTTCCCTCGAGGTCTCTACCGCATCGACGGCGATGGCGACTTCGATCAGGCGGCCGTGCAGGTTCGATATGCATGGCGGCCGGATGGCGATTCGGACTGGCAGGATGACACACAACTCGTGATCAGTTCGGCCGATCTCACCGGCGACCCTGATGACGGGCACATCACCAGCGCGTTTGATTACACGATCACGATCGATGGCGTGAGCGGATCAGCGCCGCAGGTCCGCATTCGTCGGCGCGGCAAGGATCCGACCGGCAGTCAGGTGAACGAAGTCTGGCTCGATTCGGTGAACGAGATCAACGGCGATGACTCCCATACCTATCCGGACACCGCCCTCGTCGCATTGAAGATCGCCGCAACCGAGCAGCTCAACGGCGGCGTGCCCACGATCACGAACCTCGTGCGCGGGCTGGACGTTCCGTTCTGGACCGGCGCTGGCAGCGCGGATGAGCCGAACCTGCGGTACGACTACAGCAACAACCCGGCGTGGGTGATGGCCGACATCCTCACGCATCGGCGCCACGGCCTCGGCAACTGGATTCGGCTGGTCGACCTCGACTGGCAGTCGTTCAAGGACTTTGCCGACTACTGCGATGAAACGCTCGAGTACGACGAGGAACTCCAGGAGCCAGCGTTCACCACGGACAACACGGAGGCGGTCACGGCGTCTTCGACGACGGTGGTGGTTGACGACGCGGGCGACGCGGCCGAGTTCGTCATGGGCGACTACGTTCGCGTGGAGAACGAATTCTCGAACCGCATCATCGGCATCACCGACCTCGGCGGCGGCCGCACCCAGTTCACGCTGCAGCGGGCGACCATCAACGCGTATCTCGCTGGCTGGCAGCTGCACAAGCTGGCGTTCGGTGAATCGGTCAGCGAGGTCAGGCACACCTTCGACGGCGTCTTTGATCAGGGAGAGCGGGCCGATGAGGCGCTGATCACCGTCGCGCGCACAGCGCGGGCGATGCCGATCCTGCTCGGCAGCCAGATCCGCGTGCGATACGAGGATGAAGCGACGCCGGTGCAGACGTTCACGGCGGGCAACATCATCCTCGATTCGTGGGAGCGGGACTTCGTCTTCGACGGCGAGGTCATCCACATCCAGCAGATCCAGTTCTCGAACGCTGAGATCGATTACGAACTCGACCTCGAGAGCGCCGGTTACCTTCCCTCCATCAACTCACGTGAAGCGCCGGTCGAGAAGACGACGCACCTCCGCGGCGTGACGCGCAGGACGCATGCGAGGCGCGAGGCGTTCTTCCTGCAGCGGGCCTCGCTCCTCCTTCGACAACAGGTCCGTTTCCGCGCTCCGGCCGCCGCGATCGCATGCGAGGCCGGCGATGTGATCAACATCTCGCACCAACGGTTCACAGGCGCTGCGACGGTGTCGGGGCGGGCGACCGGTCGGCTCGATCGACTGGTGCTTGATCAGGATGTGACGCTCGCGGCCGCGACGACGTACAAGGTCGCCATCGTCGATCCGACCGCAGGGCAGACGCTCGAAGCGACGGTGACCTCCTCGGATGGCTCGTATCCGGCGGGCACGGTGATTGAGACCGACGGGGCTCCGGTGCCGCTCGCCGACGACACCGGCGGGGCGGCGTATGCCCTCGGCGTCAGCGCGACGTACCTGACCAAATGGCGCGTGATCTCGACGCGCATCGTCGATCCCGAGGCCCTCGAGTGCGAAGTGCACGCGATCAAGTTCGACGCCGATCTCCACGACGACACCAACGATCACCTGCCGGAGTGTGAGCTCTTCGAGTGCGGCGGATGCGGCGGCGTCTGCCTCGTGGACCTGAGCGTGCTCGCCGAGTGGTTCGAGTGGGAGACCACGTGCGCATCGGGCTGCACGGACTGCTCGCTGGAATGCAGCGGATCGGCTGTGCTGGCGTTCGTGAGTGAAACGGACGGCGTGCTGCGGTTCGAGGATGCCGAGGGCCGGTGGGCCGAGCTCGACTGCGAAACAGAGACCTGGGAGTACGAACTCCTCATGGGGGACTGCAGCGGCGTGGCTGAGGTCGGGGTCTGCGCGTGCATCGGAGATCCGCAGATCACCGAGTCGTGCGAGCAGTACCTCGAGGAACTTGAATGCCCGCCGAATCCCGGAGGGACATGGGTGCCCGTAGTGAGATTGACACTCGTGGAGGCCGCATGAGATGGCGAAGAAACCGTGCAACAAGCGAACGGCTGACGGGAAGATGCCGGCGACGTTTCGGCGCTGGCGCGCGAACAGGAAGGAGGAGGCGGTCTACGTGGAGGGGGCGGTGTGCGGCGTCCCTTACGCCGTGAAGATCATCCCCCTCGCGCACATCGTCGAATGGAACCAGGAGCGAGCAGATGCCATCCTTCACGAGATTGAACACAGCGGGTGAGCCCCGCTTCAACCGAATCACCGACCCCGGGAGCACGCCAGAGGTGGAGATGCCCTGCATCGACTTCCCGATCCAGGAGGACCGCGTGCTGTCGCTCCGCCACAGCGACCCGGAGCGAGACTTCCTCGTCATCGCAGAGAAAGACCCGCGCGTCGATCGCCGCCGCGTCCGCATCGAGGTCCGCAACGCTGTCCGCGCGGAGTTCGATCAGATCATGCTCGTGTACGACGACGGGCTGGGGATGTGCCGCCACTTCCTCTGGCAGGCGCCCGGAGACGATGAGGTCCGCAAGTGGCTCTTCGCCGAGCCGGTGACTTACGTGCAGCACTCGGCCAACCGGTGGGACATCACGTTCACGATTGCAGATGCGGAGTGAATCCTCGAATGGCTGAATCGATCGTCTCATCGAATGAACTCGAACGCTTCCTGCATCGGCTTCCGAACGCGGCTGCGACGCACCTTCAGGCGGTTGTGAAGAAGAATCACAATGAGCACAAGCAGGAGGTGGTGCGCACCCTCCGACTCGAAACGCCCGAGGCGCGGCGTCGCATGTCATTCGCGATCAAGGTGTACCCGCGCGGCTTCGTCGAACCGAAGCGCATCGCCGACGTCGAAGGCGAGACGGTGTCGTTCTGGGTCGGCCGCGGCATGTACCGGCCCGAGGAAGGCGCTGCGCTCAAGCTGGATGTGTCGGGCGACCAGACAGAGAAACCGAAGAAGCGCCGATGGCTCGTGATCCCGTGGTCTGGCAAGAGCGGTGAGAGATCTCCGCTGATGACGGCCGGGGGCAGGCCGGCGCGCACGAAGTCGCTGCGCGATGTGAAGAACGTCTTCTTCAAACGCGGAGGGAAGGGCGGCGGGGTTCTGCTCGCATTCAGGAGCAAACGCTCGCGCAGAGATGACCCGGTGGACCGCGAGCAGTACCCGGACCAGGTCGTCGCCATCCTCGTGAAGCGCGCTGAGCACGTCGAGGGCATGGACTTCTTCGGCGCATGGGACCGCCTCGAGCCGCAGCGCGCTGCCCGATACGCGCGGATGCTCGACCGCATCGCCGAGGGCTGAGTTACCCCACTTTGATGGCAGTTCCCCACAAACCCACATTCCTCCGAATCCGGCCGGATTTGCCTTGATGCGGGTGCCCGTCGAGGTAGATGTGTGTCCACGCGATAGGGATTTCACCCTATGCAGAAAACAAAAAGGGAGCATGAACATGGCGAAGATGATGGACCTGAACGAGATCTGGAAGAAGGACGCGGAGGCGACGTTCACGGACGAAGAACGCGAGGTTCTCTTTCCGCTCTGGCGCACGCAGTCGGACATCCGCGAGGCGACGGCGAACTACATCGAAGAGTGCAAGCGCGCCGCCGATGCCGCGACGGACGCAGCGCGGAAGGCGCTGGACCACGGCGCGACGTACGACGCGAAGTGGGTGCAATGCTCGGCCGAGCGCCTTCTCGAACTGCACGCCACGATCGAGAAGACACGCGAGCAGCAGCGGGCGCTCCTGCACATGCTGAAGGCCGCGAACCTTGGTCTCTTCAACCGCATCACCATCACCGAACCCGGCCAGTGAGCCGGGTTCTTTTTCGACACCAGATTGGAGCACTGAATGTTCATCAAACAGATCACCATCGAGGGCGTCGAAGGCGACGTCGAGATCATGCGACTCGACGACGGCGCGCTGGTCACCAGCGGAAACCAGATCATCTGCGAGGTACGCAGCGATGAGGACCGCGAGAAGCGGTACTGGAAGGCGCATGAGGTCGCCAAGGTCGTCTGCGGGCGGACGCGGAACGGCGAACCCAACGCGACCAACTCCATGATCCACGATGTGCTGCGCGAGATCGAGCGCGTCGCAGGATGTTGAACCCCACACGTTGGCTCGGAAAGCAGGAATCGAACCCATGACAGAGAAGAGACCCACCAATCGTACTGACGCCGTTTCCGTTTGCCGTGAGCGACAGCGCGAGATCAAACACATCCTTGCAGCGATCGAGATGTGCGTGGATGAGCAGACTCGCGCCGTGATGCGAAGCGCCGGACGCGATGCCCCGTGGGCACACGCTGGCGACCTTGGCGAGGTCAAATCGCGGCTTGAAGCGGTCCTCGCGTTCCAGCAGTCTTAGACCGGCCCGGCCATGAGCCGGGCGTTTTTCTTGCCACCCCATTTCTGAAAGGACGAATGAACATGGCAACGACATCGAAGAAGAAGACCACGACGAGGAAGAAGGGAGCGACCACGACTCGCGCGCGGCGGTCGCAGTCGGCCGAACTCGAGAAGGGGCGCAAGGAGGCCTCGCGGTGGTCGAGGCGAACCTCGCCGCGATCGAGGCCGAGGAACGCGGCACCGCCGCCCCCAAGGCCAACGGGGCGAAGAAGCCCGCGAAGGCGACGCCCAAGGCGTCCGGGTCGAAGGACGCGACACGGGCCAAACGTGGTGGCCAGTCGAAGACCGCGGCGAAACCGGCCGCGAAGCCGAAGGCGACGAAGCCCAGGGCCGAGCGCCCGAGCGGGCTGAACCTCGCCGCGAAGGTCCTCGCCGATGCCGGCGGGCCGCTCGATGCGAAGACGATCGCCGAACTCGCCATCGCGGCCGGCTGGAACACGAAGGGCGCGACGCCGCACGCCACGCTCTACGCGGCCATCATCCGCGAGATCGCGGCGAAGGGGAACGAGGCCCGTTTCGAGAAGGTCGATCGCGGCCGCTTCCAGATCCGAAAGGCGGTGGCATGATGGCGACGATTTCTCCCGCCCATCGATCACTGATCGATCAGTTGACCGCCCACGCAACGGCGTGGGCGGCGCGCGACGACACCGCATCGAACCTGCTCACGCTCCTCATCGGCGACGATGACTTCGAGTTCCTCCACAAGTTCGTCGATGCGGATGCGCCGCTGGTGCGGTCGCTCCTGGTCGCGGGCATCTACGAGGTCGTCGAGAAGGCCGAGCGGGCTGAGGACCCTGACGATGCGGTGTATCTCAACTCGGACGATCGCGCCGCGATCGAACGCGTCATCGGACGGCTCGCGGAGGCGCGGAGCGATGACTTCCATCGCGACCAGGTGCGCGAGGTCATCGACGCCGCGATCGCCACCTTCGCACGGCTGCTCAACATCTGAAAGGAGGCAGATCGTGATCAACAACTCCGTCGCATCGACCTCGTTCTATATCGATCCGAAGGACCGCCTCGTCCGCGTCTCGATCCCGCGTCGCGGGAAGCCCTACGAACACCGATGCTCTCGCGATGTGTACGAGCAGGTCGCGCACTGGATCGACGAGCGGGGCGAACGCCCCTTCACCGGGGAGGAGATCGTCGCGGGCGAGGACGCACCGCACTCGCAGGTGTTCGCCGCGCTCGCGTTCCTCGACGAACGGTCCATCATCGAGCGCCGGGGCAAGATGGCGTTCGCCGTCAACCCCGACGGCGGCGTCCATCTCGACGCCATGACCGAATGGCACGCGCTACGCGAGAATGCGTAAGACGCAGGCCGGAATCCCAATCCTCACTCGCCTCGGCAATGGCCGGGGCGTTTCTCCGGCGTGAACGCCGTGGTTGGCCCGTGTTCCCGACGAGGCAAGGGTATACACCACTACGTCCGAAGACCGAGCCGCCAACGAGGCGCGACCGTGGCCGGCGTGGTGGGTTTCTTCACTTCGGCGCATGAACGCCTCCGTCGCGCCCCACGCGATCACGAGTTCGATGAAGGTGAAGATCGCGATCGACAGGACCGGCATGGCCGCAGCCTTCTCCGGTTCGAGCAGGCATGCCCCGGTGCAGATCGTCAGCGCCACACTGTGGCCCTTTTGCTGGTCGGTGAAGATCAGTGCGCGCTCCAAATCGTCTCGCCAGTCTCATTGCAGATCAGCACAGCGCCGCGATCTTCGATGACTCCGATCGATACGCTTCTTCCGCTGTCACCATCGAAGAGGATGGAATGCCCGCGTTCAGTTGCGGAGATTGAAACCGCCGGTTTCATGTCCTTGCCGCTGAGGACAATTACCGGTCTCCAATCGGAAAGCGTAATCAGCATTCGAAGATCGGATTCAGCACCGAGCAGGCCGATCTGTGGGTTTGACTCGTGGCACTTCATCACGATTCGAGGGCGATTCTGATCATCGACGATCGTGAGCCTCTTGAGTGTCGCACTTTCATCATCAATGAATCCGAGAGACCCGATGACACCAACGGCACCTCCGATGACGGCGAAGGCACCATTCACGATGTGCGCACGCGATTTCATTTCTCTCACGCCTCCTGTTGCTCAGTTGCCGCCGCGGATGTTGACGCCGGGGCGCTCTTCTGAACGGTCCGCAGTTTCTTATCTTCCGCGCGATTGATGACGCGAGCTGCATGCTTCGCCTGTTCGCATTCGCTCACATCACGTTTGACGACTTCGTCGCGCATGATCCGCTGAAGCTCCTCTGATTCAACCCGCACCCCAGTGGTTCGATACAGCTCTCGCTTGACCGCGCTCTCAACCGCGCTGCTATGAAACAGCAGGCCAGCAATCATGTACCGGTTCACCGCCTCCTGCCGCGCCTTGTACTCTTTCAGTGTGTTCTTAGACACCGACTCGCGTGTGAGCAGGAATAACCGTTCGAGCTCATCCTTGCGTTTCAGATCAACTGTCAGCAGATCGACCTCGAAAACGAGATCGGTAGTGATCGGCTTCTGGAACAGAATGTGATGGACCTGCCAGCAGATCCCGTTCGTCAGGATGACCCACTCAATGCCCTCCGACGCGCCGTACTGAATCGCCTGGCGAAGATGGCCCTCCTTGAGGTCAGAGCCGATCGCCTTGACCTCGATGAGCCGCGTCACAACATTGTCCATCCGAATCGCGAGGTCGCAATACGTCCCTCTGATGGCGTACTCACCGGTGATCTCGCTGTACTTGTCGAATCCGAAGATCGCACCGAGAACATCCGTCACGATCGTGACGGTGTCCGCTTCTGAAACGTCGCGGGCCTTTGCATTCTCCAAGATCGGGCGGAACTGCTTCAGTCCCATCCGGATTCGATCTGCGACTCGCTTCGGTACAGCCACTTCTGGCCCCCTTTCCCAGGATTGGTTTCCGCACTGATGCTACAGAATCGCGGCGTCGGTTGCAACTACAGGCTTCCAGCCCGCGGGAAGCGCACGGACGGGATGTCAGCGTCGCCCGACGCGCCCCGCGAGCCGGCATGGAGAGCGATCCTTCGTTCCGGTTTCACCGCCAACGAGGAGGCACTTGGGATGGCCCTCGGGGATGGAGGCGTTCCCCGGAGACCCCGCGTGACAGAAATCTGAAGTTTTCCTTCTCCCGCAACGGCGCAGAGTATTTGTGGGCCACAAATGACTGCTGTCAGCGCCCGAGTCTGGTCGGGCGCGGTAGATATGCACAATAGCCCGCAAGGCTGTGATCGCGGCACAAAGGGCCCCAAGCAGCGCGATGAGCGGGATGAACTCGGCCGCTGGCACGAGGTCCCAAACCTCGATCGGGAGCTCGATTGGCTCCATCTTCGGTTTGTCGGTCACTTCACGCACCCCCACGGAAAATAGCCAGATTGACACTCCGATGCCGATCTTTCTTGGTATTATTGTTAACGGAAAAGGGCCGTGACAGGACTCGAACCTGCAACCAAGCCTTACGACGGGCCTGCTCTATCCACTTGAGCTACACGGCCTTACGAAGAACCCCATGGTCGTATCAGCGGCCATGGGGTCTTTTCTTTCATGCTGCGACCTCCTCCGGCGCCCTGGTCAGCGAGATCCGTCCGAGGGCGTCACGCTCGAACACGTTCTCGCGGACGAGAGCCGAAACCGTACTCATGATGACCCGCCGGGGATCCTCCGACTTCGTCACGATGCGTTCCTCCAACTGATCTGCGATCTGGGACGACGTCAGGAAGTCCGACTCCCGAACGAGTTCGATGATCGACTGGCGGACCCCGGAAACGCGGCCGGGTACGACGCGGGTCTCGATGTTCAGCCCTCCCTCTTTCATCAGCTTGACCAGAGAATCCATGAACTCGGCGAACGACTGTTCTGCGGCCTGGACGATTGCAGTGACTCTCTCCTCATGGGCGGTGGTTTCCTTTCGTGACATGCTGCTGGTCTCCATTCTCGTGGCGGTGTGTGTGGAGTCGTGCCATCCTTGGCGTGCGACAGCAGGAGCATATCAATCTTCTCGGACGTGTGAGATATGAACATCAAAATATTGACCAAAAATATCCGACTCACCCCACATATGGTAGTGGCTCGGCGGCTCCCCGCTCGAGAAGCAACAGGTTGTGCACATTTCGGACGATGCCTGCCGATCTATCCTGAGAAAGGAGAGCACGGATGCTCAAGGCCAAGGCATTCCTCGGGATCCTCGCGGTCATGGTGCTCGCTGTCGGGGTCGGGCTGACGGTGCCTGAGCCGTACCCGGACTCGCTCACCAACGCGTACTTCGTGACGGACTGCCCGCCCGCCACATGGACGGATGGCTGGGTGCCGAAGTCGCTGGCGGATGAGTTCGTGGGCGATGACTGCCTCGTCCTTCGCGATGGCGTCTGGGAGCGGGCTATTCTGGATCGGACCGTGACGAGCCGGAAGTCGATGAATGAGGTGTGGCTGGTTCAGTCCGGGCCCGGCTGTCAGTGCCCTTGATGATGTCCTCGCGGTGGTCCTCGATGAACCGCACGCTGTCGGCGTGCTGCTGCTTCCAGAACCCGCGGGCGACCCATCCGGCGAGAACCGCCGCGATGAGCGTGATGATCAGCGTGATGTGCACGCGCACAGTGCCGGCGAAGGCCGCGCGTTTCCGGGGCTGGTGATGAATGACGGGGGGCTCCTCGGCGGGCGCCATTGCCCGGTCGCCCTCGCGCTTGATCTGCATCTTCAACAGGCCGAACCGGAGCGACCTGGCGTACCGCCGCAGCCGCTGCAACTCCTCATCCGAACCCCGCGTTGTACCGCAGCGCCGCACCAGGCGGCGCATGCCGCAGATCGATCCCGATGCGTCGATCAAGGCATGATCGAGCACGACGGCCGTGCCGCGCAGGTACCCGATGCCGTCCGGCGAGCACTCAATATCCCGCTCTTCGTAGACCTGGACGGGGTTCTCGTGCAGGTTGCTGATCCGCTTCGAGAGATCCGCGATCGCGCCCGGGCAGGAGAGCACCGCATTCAGAGGCCGCGAGAGCAGGGCGTCGGGCGACAGCTCGGTCGAGATCGATCGCGCAAAGGCCTCGTTGCACCAGATGACCGTGGTGTCGAGCCCCATCCGGACTTCCGCCGTCTCATCCCGGAGTTCGCGGCGTGCTGCGTCGAGGTGCATGAAGTCATTTCCCTCCGTGAAGAAACCCGGCCATCTCCTTCCCCAGTCCCTTCGGATCAACATCGAGGCCGTGGACGATGCGGTCGTACAGCTCGTTCGCCTTGGCGCGGATGAACAGCTTCGCCTCATCCGGCAGCTGAGGGTCATCGAGGAGCGCGCAGATCAACACCCAGGCCCGGGCGCGGTCGGGCGCATCCATGCTCTCGATCCAGTAGTCCCTTACCTCCCGCTCGACCTTGATGGTGGCCTGCACCTTTGGGGCGGCCTTCGCCCGCTTCTTCCTGCTCATGGTGAGCATGGTGTATCTGATAACCGATCTGCTCACAAGATGCAAGCGGAAGAAACGGCCAAACGGCCATCAGTTTATCCACACGATCAGATGGCTGTTTGACGTGCTGAACAGCACGCTTTATTGTATAGCCGTCTGTCCATGAGCCCTCACTGCACAAATCCCGATGCGGCGGCGACCTGCTCATGGACTGCCGTCGCACGCGCAAAGGCCGCCGCGCCGGAGGCATGCCGGCGCGGCGTCTCTTTCCCGCCCCCGGAGATCGTGTATGCTGGACCCGATGGCCGACGGCCCCGGAAGACCGGAGTTGCCGCCGGAGGAGAAACGCAGTGTTCAGTTGGGCGCGATGTTCCGGCAGTCCGAGGCCGACGCGATACGCGAAATAGCCGAGGAGGAGGGCGTCAGCGTTTCCGACCTGATCCGCGACACACTTCTCCGCGACCGACTGATCGCGAGAAAAGTCTACAAGAAAATCTAAGATTTCCTCAACCAGACGGCTTGCGTCAGCCAATAAAGTCTGTAACAATACGGTGCATCGAAAGTGCCCGTGCGGTGTTAGGAGCACCCACGGGCGTGGACGACCTCAGTTCTGGTTCGGTCGCCATGCGGATTCTACACCCCCATTCAAAGGCCCAAGGCGTCCCTGCCGCACCAGAACCGGCGCACTCGAGCGAGCGCGACGGCGGCGGGGCGTTCTACGAGGAGCGACCATGCTGCCAATCAACGAAATCGAGCGAGTCATCAGATACGCCCGCCAAGTTCGAGCGACCGTTCCTGAAGGTCAACCGGAACGGCGGAAAGCGGAGGATCTCATCGACGCGTGCATCCGACTGCTCTCAGGCGATCTCAGCGTTGACGATCCGACGACCGACTTCACGAACGAGATCAAAGCAGTTTTCCGGCAGTGTGCATCCGACTCGACCGTGTGGAAGATCAAACTCCAGATCTGCTGCTCGACCAGGGGTCACGACTTCGTCAGGGCCGCTGAGGCCATTTTTCACTCGTGTTGCGAATCGCTCGACCGAAGGCAAGCTCAAGAGCTGTGGACCCTTGCGAATCTCCTCGATGCTCTCGCACGATACGCTCGAGCAGTTCTACTCGAAGCGTCGCTGCCGTTGCTGGATCAGCAGCCCCACGATCCACAATGAATCGGCGGACCGCCTCGATTCCTCCGACATCCCAGCCGTGTTCCGCGGCGATGGCATCGCCATCAAACTCAAGTTTGAATCCCCGCATTGCGACGCCGTACCAATGGCCGGCGCGCTCCTGAATCGCTCGCTCCTGAGTCGGTTGCATGGCGTACCAGTTTGCCTGGCTGAGGCGATGCGCGTCCTCTGCGGACAGTTTCTCCCCAGCGGGCATGCTGGTCGCTTTTCGGATTTCTGCAACGGGGTAGAGAAGCGACTATCTCGCGACGCTCATAACGTCGAGGTCGAGGGTTCGAGTCCCTCCCCCGGTAGTTCCTCAGAGAGACGGCGCGTATCTCAGCCGATGAGTGCGCGCCGATTCATTCACTCCGTGCTCGGGTGGACCGCACGGAGCGACGCCGTAAGGCGCAGAGAGCGGCGTCAGGGCGTGACCGCACGCGCTCAATCCTGCGTCCGTTATGTCTTTCTCCCCTCCAGAAAGCCGCGCGCGATCGTCGCGCGCGGCGATCGACGTATGCCGCCCGCTGATCGTTCTACACCGCCGCCAGTGCGTTGCTGCCGGCGCGGTTGGCGGGTTTGGGGCCATATGGCGGGTGTGTCCCGTCGCGCAGGCCATGATCGTCCCGACTCCCCGGGTAACTCGGGACCTCTGACGACGAGCAGGCCGTCACGCTCGTTCGAGACGCAGATTGCGAGCCCGGGCGCTTGGCCCCGCCTGATGTTGAGTTTGATTCCTTCTCTTGACCCAGGCGCGCGACTCGACGGCTTGGCGCGCCGCTTTCCCTTCGCGCGGAGGGCCGCATGACCGAAGCAACGAAACGCCTCGCACTGACCGCGTCCGAGCAGCGCCAACGCATGGCTGCCATCCGTCGCGCGGTCCGCGCAACAGCCGATTCAGCCGCCGTCCGATTCTGCGAGGATGCGACGTTCAACGGTGATCCTGTCGCCGCTTGCGCCGTCTACGTGATACGCGACGCAGACGGGAAGCGCGGGACCGCCGTGGATGCACTGCGTGCGGCCGCTGAACGGCTGAACCTGATGGCGGACAATCTGGAGGTGAGCGAGTGCTGATCACAATCGAACGCGTGCGCGAGTACGTCGAAGGCGGCGGAACTTGGTGCCCTTATTGCGGTGACGGTGACATCACGCCCGACAGCGACAGTGTGGACATCGACGGCGGTTGTGCGACTCAGACCATCGAGTGCTCGAACTGCCATCTCCGGTGGACCGAGGACTATCGACTTGTCGGGATCGTCGATTCGGAGTGCGTCGAACATATCCCGCCGCCGACCTCCGCAGCGAGTGACCACGCCGGGAGTGCGACTTCCCAACGGACCAGACAGCTCACAATCGACCTGCCCGATGGAATGTGGCGGATTCTCGACCGTCTCGTCGCCGCGCATCCTTACGTTGAAACGATGGATGCCTTGGTCGTCGAGTTGCTCGACCACGTGCAGCAGGGCGTGTATCGCTCCGGCTCGTGGGAGCGCGGCTGGCTTGAGCAGGCGATCCCATTAGAAGCCATCGAGGCGGCCGTCACGTATCACCCACCGAACGAGCGTGCGAAGGAACTGCACCAGAATGTGCGACTCTCCATCAAGAACGCGATGATCCAGTTCGCCGCTGATCTGCCCGACTGCCGCGAAGCGTCACTCGCGGTCACGAAGTTGGAAGAAGCCATGTTCTGGGCGAACGCCGGGATCGCGCGGAATCACGACCAACTCTCATGAGCGAACACGATTGCTCCATCGCCGACGTTTTCGAGCCGCTCAATGCGGTTCTCATCTGTGAGCCGAAGCCGAACCCAATGTTCGACGAGTGGCAGCATCGGAACACGCGGTTCCTGATCTTCAAGAAGCCGGTCAAGTGCGTCGCGTGTGGGAAGAAGCGTAAGCGGATGTGGACGCTCCTTTGGGAGTTCCGCGCGGCGAACATGGAAGATGGATTGCCGGTGATGCAGTATTACCCGCAGGTCTTTGCGCCGCTGACTCCCGTGTGTGTTGCGCACCCGATCGGACCCGCGATCGAGCAGGACCAGGAGGTCTCGCCGGCATGAAGATCACTCCCCACATGCGCCGAAAGATGGATCGACTCCGCGAGATGATCACGGAGACGAATCGCCATCTCCGAATCCCGGCATGCCGATGGGGGGACCAGCATCTGATCGAGTTCGCGCTCGGCGAAGCCATGAACACGACGCGAGCGCTCATCGAGCGGCAGCGTGGAATGCGAAGGCGCCACGAGGTTGCCCAGGCATTCGACGAAGACTCGCTGCTCGAGACCATGACGCCAGACCAGGCCGGGCGCATCGCTGACGCCTGCGGCCTGCTCAACGAGGAGACAGTCTCATGA